AAGCCTCATATTTTTGGCAATATCTTTTATCATATACTATAAAAGCAACATCATCACCCATTAGATAGTTAGGTTTAACAGGAATACCTGCTATTTTTCCAATAGCTCCCTCTCTAACAAGTTTTTCGCCTAATGTTCCAGCTGTATTAGAAAATTTTTCATCAGTTAACAATTTTTCTTCTACATCAGCAGAAATTGCAACTCTCATTGTTGCTATTTTCATATTTCTTTTTTTCATATTTTGAATTTCTTTAACTATTTTTGCATATACATTAGCAGTTGTTAATTCTTCAGTATCGTCTGATACTGTACCAGTAAGTAACGCTGCTACTGCTAGCTCTTCCTTTTTCTTTCCTAAAGAAGCACCAGCACTTTCAATTCTTTGTGCTATTAAGTTATCAGGCACTGCAGCAGCCTCATACTTATCGATTAATTCACTAAATCCATAATTTAAGTCGATTGGTAATTCAATATAATCTGTTTCAGATTGTTTTAATTCAATTCCGTTTAGAATATCGTAGTCAGATAAAACAACTTCACCATCTCTTGTTGGTACCATTATCCTTCCTGTTATTGCGTCCTTTTGATAATCTTCTGAGAAATCTTCATATAGATTTAATTCCTCTCTTGATATAGCTAATACTTGATCAGCATAAGTTTCTTTTCTCTTATGAGTTCCATTAATTTCAATTGCGTTTGCCATAATTTTAAATCCTCTCTTTCTTTATTTAAATAAATCAGGATGCCTATGTTTCAAATAAGCATCTACTCCACTTGTTTTTGAATTTTGTGGAGTTTTTACAGGCATTCCAGTTGTATTAGTACTATTTACATTCTGTTGTGCCATTTTTGTGTATTTCGGATTGGACTTTAAGTATTCCTCGAGGTTTTCCTCAAAATCACCATCCATTTTGGAAACTGTATATTGAACAAAATCTTGATATTCAGGAAGACAACCGCTCTTTAATACAGCAATTGTATTTTCCTTGTCTTGAAGGTCAGATAATGCTTTTTGATATTCAGTTTCTTTTTCAACTTGCTTTTGCTCGGCTGTTTTTTGACTTTCTTTCCACTCGTTGAATGCTTTTCTGTCTTCTTTGCTTAGCTCGTTCTTTTTAAATCTTTCTCTTTCTTTTTTAAGAAGATTGTTAACATCCTCCTGTGTAAAAGTTTTGCTTTCAACCTTGCCCTCATCTGGATTTGTGTTGGCTTGAGTTCCAACGTCACCTGATTCTTCGTTGCCAGTTGAAGGAACAACTTCTTCAGTTTCTTCTAGGTTTGTATTTTCATCAACAACCATAGTAAACCTCCTTTTTAAGTCCATAGAGTTTCAGACTAATTCCCTCGGTTGTTATTTAATGTCTGCATCCGAGTAAAAAGACAATAAAAAAGCACCCTGCACGTCTGCAAAATGCTTATGGTTGCCAATCATAGACTCGAACTATGAATACAAGAATCAAAATCTTGTGTGATACCATTTCACTAATTGGCAATATAAAAAGACACCTTTTACAGTGTCTTTAAATCTGTTATATAGTTCAGCTCTATCACAAAAAGCACCCTATTCTTCAATTGTTTCTATCTTTTCTATTTCGTTTTCTAGGAAAGACCAGCTTTGACCTTTTTTTCGTTCTGGATTACTACTAAATTCTAATTCAACGAACAATTCTCCACAAATTCCGTTTCCTGCATCCACCTTACTTTCATATTCAATAGCAGTCCCAATATATTCATATTTATTTACGTCTATAAATTTTATTTTTTTATTTAAATATCCTCTCACTTTTAATCCTTTCTAGTTGCTGGAACAATATGGGCTCCCTTATTTTTAGAATAATGAATAATAGCAGAATTAGTTAATCCTAAACTTTGCCCAGTTTTTTCATCAATAAGTTCTCCTATGTCTCTATCAACAATAATTACTTCTCTATGCAATTGTGGAGAACTCTTTCTAATTATTCTACCAGTTCCTGCATATTTATCAATGATCTCTTTAATTTCATCATTGCTTAATGTTATTATACTTGGATGATTTCCATTTTTTATTTCTGTATTATAATTATTTGTTCCAACAATATGCTTATCTTGATCTCCTGTATTTAAATTAAGATTATAATTATCTCTAATATGTCTTCTAATTACTTCGTCTTTTACATAGTCTGTAAGATTTTCTTCTTTACTAGCATTATTATATAATTTTTCTGCGTAATTTACAACATTTTTAGTATAATAACTGCCTTTTTTGTCTATTTTTGTTCTATATTGTTCTAAACTTATATTTGTTTGTGTAGATAGATTGTTCAATTCGTCTTTATGAAGTTCTAATCTTGCTTTTTGATAATTTAACGATGCTTTTAGCTCTTTTTCTGATGTATCTGTTGTAATTCCAGTAAGTAGCCTTTGCCTTCCTGCTATTTTCTTTTTATCAACTCTTATTTGCCTTTCCATTTTCCTTTGAAGTTGTTCAGCCTCATACACTGACATTTCTTTGCCATTATATGTAACTTTAGCATTTTTCATTTCTTCAAGTTGTTCATCTGACCACGTTCTTGGACTTCCTTCAAAGTATGGATTCCAATCGTGTCTACAATTTATACCTTTGAATCCATCAACAGTACCATAACCAATATCGTCTTTGCTTAAATAACCTTTTTTGCCACTTAAACTAACTATTTTACCTTGCCACTCTGCGTGTGATGGTCTTGAATCATTATGAGCAGTTATTTCCATTAAATCCCAGCCAAGTTCTTCTGCTCTCAATTCTTGCATTTTGCCACAAGTTTGATTTACTCCAGTCATTACATTCATTCTAACAGCATTTTCAAGGCTAGTTTTATGTCCTGATGGATATACAACACTTGCTCCACTCTCTGCGAGGTCATCTATTGCATCCATAATCGATTGTGAATAACTTTTTACTCCAGTTGATACTTCCATATATGCTTTATTAATTATGTTGTAAAATTTCTCTTGTGAAGTCGTTGCGGTTGTCATTGTTAGATTGGTTAGGTTGCCATTTGTTTTATATGTAGAGGCAACTAATAAATCTAACATTGATTTGTCTTGATTGATATTTATAGGATTTAAGCCTGCCATTTTATATATTTTATCATCGTTTTTTATTGTTGTTACTCCAGCCTCTTTAAATATTTTATATATTTCATCATAGCTTTTATTTGTTTCTTTTGATACAGCTTGAACAACATTTGTGTATAATAAGCCCAATTCTTGAGCAATTAGAACATCATTTCTAACAACTGCGTTAGCATAGCCAACAGCGTTAATTCTATCAACTATTTCTTTAATGATTTCTACTTCTAATTGCCCATATATATTTAAGGCTTGTCTTTCTACTTTGTCTAAATAATTTGGAGGTAACATTTATTATTCCTCCTTTTCTTCGTCTTCTTTTTCCTCTTTGTCTTCGTTTTCTTCCTTCTTTTTATCGCTCTTCTTGTTTCCTTCTTCTGCCTCTTCTATTCTGTCTTGTTTTTCTTCTGCTGCGTTAGGATTTTCTTCTGTTGGAAAACCGAATATTTCTTGCGTTGTCATTTTTTCTTCGTTTATTTCTTCAAGTTTTTCTAGTGCTTGTTCTTCTGTTAATCCATTTATTTCCATCAAGTAACCTTTCTTACTTTCTAATCCTTGTTGTACTTCTAATTGTTTTATTGTTCTTCTAGTATTAATATCTTCAATTATGCTATCATCAGGAGTAATAACAATATCTGTTGCTTTTATTCCTTCAATATTACATATTGCTTTAACTAAATCATATACAACATCTTTAACCACATCTAAATGATGCTCCCTTGTTCTAAATGCCTCAGATAGCTCACTCATTACTTCTGTTGCTGTTTTATTTCCTAAATTGCCAGTTTGATAGAAATTACTACCTAAACCAACATTTTGACCCAACCATTGCAATTCTTTCTCGATACTGTCTATATGTTCACCACTTCTAATATTAAAATCTATTTCTTTTGCTGGTTGTTTTTCCATCCCCTCAATTGCCACATAAACCTTGTCATTTGCATCGAAATATTGAACGTGTGAAACTGTACCATCTTCGTTTGGAATACTCTTAGCTTTTAACGTCGAGTTATCTACAAGGATTCTTTTTCTACCTAGCTCAAATTCATTTGAAAAACTATCGTATTTTAAGTCAATTGCTTTAAATCTATCAACACTATTGGCAAATATTGATATTCCAAGTGGGCTACTTGTATCAAGGTTGTTTGCTATGTTTGGTCTTAACACTTGGAAAAATGGAACATCTGTTGTTATTTCTTCATAAGCTACCACATTTGGAAATTTTGTACTAAAATCAACTTCTTTTCCAAGTTCATTTTCAACCTTTGATAGATACAATTCATTTTTCTTTTTATATAAGCTATTTTGTATGTCGTATTCGTGGTAAGTAATATGAGTATAATAATTAACCTCTTCTTTTTGCTCTTCTGGGCTTACAGCCTCTGAAAATCTTGATATTGTTATTAATCCATAAATATAACTATTGGTATATTTATATGGAATTATTGAATCGCCTAACACATAGTCAATTGTTGTTATTCCATTATCTTTATATTCAATTAATGCACCATTGCCTATTGCAAGTACTTTTTCAATGAATATAGGAAAATTAATTGTAAAACTATTTATTTTATTGTCCAATACTTCCCATAATTTCTTTGTTGCTTTAAGTGAGCCTAATTTGATTTGTGTTTTTTCAGTCCACAATAATTTTGCCATATCTTCGCATAATTTCTTTGCCATATTCATTGTTAATCTGTCAGCCTCTGTTGTTGTGCCATTTGCAAGCTTTATTTTGTAGTGATGGAAATCCTTAACATTTCCTGCATACCACTCACGCCACATTGCCATATAATCATACATATCGCCAACAGCTAAATCTACATTTTTTCTACTTAATACGCTTTGTATGTTGTTGTATAAATCCATTTTAAACCTCCATTAAAATTTTAAACCTAATTTAACTAAATTATCTTTTATCCAATACTGAAATTCGTCTTGTGTGTGGTCTGCATAAGTATAACTATTGCTATCTGAATGAGTGTTATAATATTGCTCACCACTTGCAAATTCTATTTCTGTTTTATCTGGTATTGGCTTTCNTTTTTCTACGCTGTCTGCCTTCCATTTGTAATTTTCATTTTCTTTTNTAAATATNTGATTATTATTGTTATTTATTACTCTGAATTTCTTTTTTGCTATGAAGTCTTGAGAGTAATCAATTAATTGTTCTTTGTTNGTGCCTTTATCNACAGGATTTAATCGCGTTCCAAAATCCTTATAATATTGATTTCTTAACGCTCCTTCTGCACTATCTATTGTTTCTTTATCTACTGAACATTTATATTTCTGTATCATCTTTCTTTTAAATTCAAATATGTCTCGGCTTAGCTCACTAGGAGCTTTTTTTACTGGTTTTTCATTTGGTGAATAGTAGTAAGTATCTAATAAATAAAAATAGCCGTCTGACCCAAGTCCATAACAACCACAAGCTGTTGCTGACGTTTGGTGACCGCTATCAATTGCAAAGTCTAAATATAATATTTTAACTCTGTTTGTTTCTAAAAATTCCTCTGGAACATATTCAATTAGATNAGGATTATATATNAAGCCTTCTAAACCTATTACTTCGCCTAAATATATCCAGTTGTATCTCTTTTCATCGTTCTTTTTTAGGTTTTCAGCCTCTTCAATTGCTATTTTGCCTATCCATTCAGGATTAACTGTTAAATAAGTGCTATGGCTTATTAAATANTTCTTTTCNTTTTTCTTTTTATCAACCCATTTATTAACCCAATCATATTTATTTTTGGGAGGATTGAAAGAATACATNGCAATAAACCAGTCGTTATTTCCTCTAGTAAATGTTGCCTTAATTTGTTCAATTGTTTCTTCATCTTTAAAGCCTGTTANCTCTTCAAACCATATAATTTTNATTAGCTTNTTTTCNTCAATTGTTCCTTTNACTGCCTCAAAGTCTTCACCACCAGCNAAAAAGATTTTATTGTTATTTTTCATAAATGTTATTTCCATNGGTGATACTGTTGCTTTGTAATCCACCTTTTCNATCAAACCCAGTCGCATACAAGCCCTTTTTATTTCCTTNTATACTGATTTTCTTAAATCTGTTTGATGATTACGCAGTGCCACAGCACTACAATTTTCNTTTTGTAAACAATTAGTAACAATTTTTAATGCTATCATTGATGTTTTNGTTGAGTTTCTACCACCTTGATATACTTGATTNGTTTTTCTTGAATTAAATGTTCTATAAAAGTGAGGAGCGATTATATCTTCGATGTTTATATTACTATTCATCGCCATCTACCTCCTCTGCAGTAGGTAAATTGTTTATTATTGTAATTCTATCTGTAATTGATTCAGCAATATCACCTTTAATTGATTTATCAAAATCAAGCCTATCATTTTCAATTTTAATTTTATGTAATGAATCAATTGCTCTTCTTTTTGCCTCTTGAACTTTAGTAAGTGAATTTTCTAGCCTATCTATTAGAAGTATAACGCTTTCTGCTTTTGTAGAAGTAGTAATATATTTGCTCATTTCTGTAATAATTAAATCCTTGTTTTTATCTTTCAATTCTTTAATCTTTTTCATAATTCTTAATTCTCTTATTCGCAGTATTCTTATTTCCTCTTCTAGCTCTTCTTGTTTCGTTCTAACAGGTTCATTAAATAGTTCAAGCTCTTCTTCATCAAAACAATCTTTGTATATTTTAGCGTATGCACCAGTTACAACAGCATTTTGATTGCCTTTTTTCATTTCGTTGCATTTTCCACCTGATTTTTCTCTTCTTTTCCAATTATTCTTTTTTACTTGATACATCAACTGACTTTTTGTTATTTTATGTTTTTCAATTATATCTTGAATGGTTTTGCCTGCATCCCAATCTGCTTTTAACTTTTTAATGTTCACATTAGCCCTCCACATCCTTTCTACTATTCTTTACCAAATATTTTTTTATATAAATCAGCCTTAACCTTGTATTCATTTAGCATTGCCTCTTCAAAAGACTGTGTTTTAAATTGTGACCCTCCTAACGTTGTTTGGTACAACCTACAAAATACATATCCTGTACCTTTTTCTTGCATTTTATCTGTTTTTTCATATTCTTTATTATTTATTAAATGGCAAAGATTATAGCTATTGCCTTTAAATCCTTCTAAACCATCTATTCCACAGCAACACATATTGTCGCCAAGTGTACGGAGTCTATTTTCTCCAGAATAGAATTTTAAACCATACTTATGAGCCTCTTCTTTTAGCTGAATAAAGTCTCTTTTTAATACATCAATAGAATATACATAATCGCCTGCTAATTTCTCTAATTTACCCCTTTTCTTAACGAATTTCATACCTTCTAAAACTACTCCATATACTCCCGCTTCTGCAAGCCTTTTCATATTGTCTTTTACATCTTGAAACACTTGTGTCATATATGGTTGTATTCTAACAATTACCCTTTTAACGTTTTTCGACAATATTCTACACATTTCTAATCTTTCTTCATATGTAGGAGCTCCTAATTCTAATTTGTCATATTGTGAGCAAACCATTGATATTTGTACAACACAATTACATTTTTTGAGTAAGTCTAAATATTCTTTTTCAATAATCAGCTTTCCTTTAGTTGATACTACAAAAGGGTACTGTGTTTTTGCGAGCAACTTTAAACACTCATAAGATATTTTATATTTTTTCTCACAAGGTTGAAATGGATCTGACATTCCACCCCAATGCAATGGAATATTCCAATCACACCAATTTGTTTCTTTGGTTCGCTCGCCGTTGATAAAATTTTGGAGAGCTTTTACCGTCTCTCCTTTGTCTACTTGGGAGATATTTATTTTTCTTTGAACAAAACAATATTTGCATTGGTGAGTACACCCTTTGTAAGTATCAAACCTTATTGGTAAATCACATAAAACAATTTGACTTCCTGCTGTTGGCATATTAATTCACCTCCTTAACAACTTCTGCTGTCATTAAGGCAATGAGTTTATCTTTGCCAAACATTTTTACATAAGCAATAAACTTTTCCTCATACATCTTATCTATATTGAAAGTCATTGCGAATTTACTTAAATCATTTACTTTAGTATTAGCAAAATCCTCTTCAAGTAAATCTTCTATAAAGTCTGTTTTTAAATTTTCTATTTCTTCTGTTGTAAATCCTGTTGCAAATAGCTCTTCTTCTGTAAGCTCTAACTCGTTGAATAAATCTTCTAGCTTTCTTTCATCCCAAAAGCCTGCATTTTTATT